CACATGGGTGGTCAAAGACCTGCAGGACAAGGAGGCATAAATGGCACTCTCTACCTACGCCGAGCTGAAGACATCAGTTGCGGATTGGCTCAATAGATCAGACCTGACAGCGGCAATTGCTGATTTTGTGACTCTTGCTGAGTCGCAGATTGAGCGTGTCCTGCGTACCAGGAATATGTTGACTCGCGGGACGGGAAACATCACCGCCGAGTACAACGCACTGCCCACTGACTTCTTGGATGGATTGACGCTGAAGCTGACGGGAACCAACCCCATCACACCACTCCAGTTTGAGACACTCAACAGCCTGGACCAGTTGCAAAACACTACCTATGTGGCGTCTGGCAAGCCACTGTTCTACGCCATCATAGGCAGCAACTTCCGCGTTCTTCCGGTGCCTGACAGCACCTACGCCTACGAGATTGACTACTACGCCAAGCTCGCCAAGTTGAGCGTCAGCAACACAACCAACTGGCTGTTGACTCAGGCACCAGACATCTACCTGTACGGCTCACTGCTGCAAGCTGCACCATACCTGCAGAACGACGAGCGCATACCTGTATGGGTGGCGCTGTACACCAAGGGCATTGATGACCTACGCCTCGCTGACAACAGGTCCAATCAGGCAGGAACTATGCTTGCTCGCGCAAGAACACTAGGATAAATCATGGCAGATACCACCACCACAAACCTCTTACTGACCAAGCCAGAAGTTGGTGCCAGCACCGACACATGGGGTACTAAGGTCAACTCTGACCTTGACCTGGTGGACGCACTGTTCGCAGCGGCTGGCACAGGCACATCAGTTGGCCTGAATGTTGGCGCTGGCAAGACGCTGGCAGTTGCCGGGACGCTGACTGCCACAGGCACCACCAACCTGACATCACCAGCAGTCACCACCAGCCTCACAACGCCATCCACCACCTTTGCCTTGGTCAATGCTACGGCAACCACAGTCAACCTGGCTGGCGCTGCCACAGCCGTAAACATTGGTGCTGCCACTGGCACTGCCACTGTTAACAACACCACACTGGCGGCAAAGGCTATCACCGCCAGCACCACGTTGGCGGTAACTGGCATCTCCACCCTGACAGGGGCAGTAGGCGCACCCGCTGGTGTGACAGGCCCAATCACTTCAAGTTCTGCAACCATCACTGGCGGCAGCATCACAGGCATCACCGACCTGGCAGTGGCTGACGGTGGCACAGGCGCGTCAACAGCAGCCGCAGCACTGAACAACCTGCTGCCGTCACAGACATCTGCCGCCAACAAGTATTTGCAGTCCGATGGCACCAACGCAAACTGGGATGCAGTCACAGTCTCAACTGCCGACATCACAGGCACATTACCAATTGCCAATGGCGGTACAGGCCAGACCAGCTTCACCAATGGTCAACTGCTCATTGGCAACAGCACAGGCAACACGCTGACACCCGCAACACTGACTGCTGGCTCTGGTGTGACCATTACCAATGGCAGCGGTGCCATTACCGTTGCCTTCTCTGGTCCAGGCGCTGGTTCAGTCACCAGCGTGGATGTCTCTGGTGGCACTACAGGCTTGACCACAAGCGGTGGTCCTATCACTGGTTCTGGCACCATTACTTTGGCAGGTACGCTGGCAGTTGCTAACGGCGGTACGGGAGTCGCCACCAGTACAGGCTCTGGCAGCAATGTATTGTCAACTTCCCCTACCTTGGTCACGCCTTTGCTTGGCACTCCAACCAGCGGAGTCGCAACCAACCTGACAGGCTTACCTCTCACGACAGGCGTCACTGGCACACTACCAATTGCCAATGGCGGTACAGGCGCAACCACTCTGGCGGCGGCTAATATTCCTGTTCTAAATGCTGCCAATACCTTTACAGGCACCCAGACATTCAGCGGTACATCCTCAAATCTGGCGATGATCTTGAACGACGCAGCAGAGGTGGCGACAGTATCAGCAACAGCGGCTACTGGCACGATCAACTACGATGTCACCACCCAGTCTGTCCAGTATTACACCAGCAACGCAAGTGCCAACTGGACTGTCAACTTCAGAGCGTCATCAGGCACATCGTTGAACACTGCCATGACTACGGGCCAGTCTGTGACTGTGGCTTTCTTGGTCACGCAAGGCTCGACTGCCTACTACAACAACGTGGTTCAGGTAGATGGCACAACATCTGGTGTTACAACACGTTGGCTAGGCGGTGCGCCTACTGCGGGTAATGCTAGTGGTATTGATAGTTATCGTTATTTGATTATCAAGACAGGTAGTGCGACTTTTACAGTCTTGGCAAGCAACACACAATTTAAGGCGTAATGAACACCGCCTACGTTTACACACTAACAGACCCCAGAAATGGGTTGCCTTTCTACGTTGGTAAAGGGCATGGTAAACGCTGCGAGTTTCATTTAGACGAGGCTAAGTATTACACCAGCCGCAAATCAAAGAAGTTAAACAAGATTCGCAAATTGATGTCGCTTGGTTTAAAGCCGATTATTGCCAAAGTAGAAGAAAACGTGTCAGATGCTGATGCCATTGACTTTGAATGTTTGTTGATTGCCGAAATGCGTGATATTGGTATCCCATTGACCAACATGACTGACGGCGGGGATGGTGCTCAAGGATATAAGCATACTGAGGAGCACAAGCAAATGATGCGTGGGTTGTTTGCGGGTCGTATTTTTACAGAAGAACATCGTCAAGCAATGTCAAAACCCAAGTCTGAAGAAGGTCGAGTAAACATTGCCAAAGCCAGATTAACTACAACTTACAGACCATCTGAAGAAACCAAACGTAAGACTTCTGAGGCTTTAAAGGGAAGAAGTTTTACGGATAAGCATAGAGCAAAAATTAAAGCAGGTTTAACTGGTAAACCCAAAGCAAAAATAGAATGTCCTCATTGCCAAAAACTAGCATCGCCAGCAATGGCAAAGCGTTGGCACTTTGATAACTGTAAAGATAAGGAATAAAGATGCCTTTACAAGCTACCAGTGGAGCCGCCTCGTATGACGCATTCGGAGGAGGGGTTGTTGCAGAGCCAAATTATATAGAGTCGGTGTTCAGCACGTACCTTTATACGGGTACGGGCACATCACAAACAATTACTAACGGAATTGACTTATCTGGAAAGGGTGGGTTAGTTTGGATAAAAAACAGAGACACCGCAGGAAGAAGTCATCGTTTAATTGACACAGTTAGAGGCGGTGCAAATTATCTTGAATCTAATAATACTAATGCACAAGGCAATTATTCTGGAAACATAACATCGTTTAATTCAACTGGCTTTTCAATTGGTGATGCAAGTTTTTTAAATGAAAGTGGTGGGTTGCAAGCCTCATGGACATTCCGCAAGCAGCCAAAGTTCTTTGATGTTGTGACGTATACGGGGACGGGAGTTGCACGGACTGTGGCGCATAACCTTGGCTCTGTTCCGGGCTGCATTATTGTTAAATCCACCACCTCGGTTTCAAATTGGTATGTTTACCACAGGTCATTAGCAACTAATCAGGCACTCAAGCTAAATTCAACCGCTGCCATAGAAACATTCGCAGGATTATGGAATAACACAGCAGCTACCTCAACCGAGTTTTCAGTAGGAACTGCTGGCGATACCAATGGTAATGGACAAACTTTTGTCGCTTACATCTTCGCCCATGACGCAGGCGGCTTTGGCCTGACGGGTACGGACAATGTGATTTCGTGTGGGTCGTTTACGACTGATGGCAGTGGTAACGCTACAGTGAACCTTGGTTATGAGCCACAGTGGGTTTTGATTAAACCAACCAACGAAGTAAATAGTTGGGTTATTGTAGATACGATGCGTGGGTACAGTCTTGGTGCTGGCGATGCTGGGGAAGATGCCCGTTTACGCCCCAATACAAGTGATGCTGAATCTACTAGCTCTAATGTTGGCTATCCAACCGCTACTGGTTTTTATGTTGCGGGAAGTGGCAGTATGCAACATATCTACATAGCCATACGCCGTGGCCCGATGAAGGTGCCTACGCTGGGGACGAGTGTGTATAACGCTGTTGTTCGTACTGGTACTAGGGCAGTAGCTAATTTGACGGGCTTAGGGTTCACTCCAGATACTGCGTTTGTATTTGACAGAAACGCGCAGAGCGCAGATTCATGGTTTGATAGATTGCGCGGGGTGGGGATACGATTACGGCCTCACGATACCGGAGCAGAACAAACTTTTTCTGACACGGTAACAGCATTTAACATGGATGGCATCTCTTATGGAGCAGACGCAACAGCCAATTCCGTTAACTACAGCCTAACGTCTAATGCGTACATCAACTGGTTCTTCAAACGCGCCCCCGGCTTCTTTGATGAGGTTTGCTATACGGGGACTGGAAGTAATACAACTCAGACGCATAACTTGGGTGTAGTGCCTGAGTTGATGATTATTAAACGGAGAAGCGCTATTGGGTCTTGGTGTACATTTTTTGGTATGGGTGCGTCCAATTACTATCGTCCACTATTAAATTCAGACGTATCAGCGCCGTTAGTTACTTACAGCGATGGTTTTGGTTTATCGGCTCAACCTACGTCAACAGTAATTAACCTTGATAGTGGAGGAGCAGGGAATGATTCAGGTACAACCTACGTAGCCTATCTATTCGCCACTTGCGCTGGTGTTTCCAAAGTCGGAACTTACACAGGCACAGGCACAACCCAGACCATCAACTGCGGCTTCACAGGCGGGGCGAGGTTCGTTCTCATCAAGCGCACTGACAGTACAGGTGATTGGTACGTCTGGGACAGCGCAAGGGGAATCGTAAGTGGTAATGACAGCTATCTTTTATTAAACTCAACTGCTGCAGAGGTTACAAGCACAGACTACATTGACACAGCATCAACAGGCTTTGAGATCAGCAGTACAGCGCCAGCCGCTATCAATGCCAATGGCGGTTCGTTCATCTTCTTGGCAATCGCATAAGGAACAACCATGCAAATCAGAACAAATGACGGTCAGGTAATGTACGAAGCAGAATTTCGTGCATACCAAAAAGCCAATGGTGGCCCAGCGTGGGACACAACAACAACCGAGGTCTTGACAGCACTGGGTGCTGATGTAGTCTTTGAAGGCCCACAAGCGACTAACGGGACGGTCTACCAGTACAGCCAAGCGTCTGGTGTTGAGCAGATTGATGGCAAGTGGTACACCAAGTACATCCTCGGCCCTGTCTTCTTAGACCAAGTTGTAGATGGTGTAACTACTACTGCTGCCGAGCAAGAGGCTGCTTACAAGGCCAGCAAGGACGCAGAGCAAGCCAAGGCGGTACGCACCAGCCGGGATGACAAGCTGACTGAGACTGATTGGCGGTTTCGCAGTGATATGACACCTTCACAGGCGTGGAAAGATTACTGTCAAGCCTTGCGAGACATCCCAGCACAGGCTGGATTTCCTTGGACCGTTACTTGGCCTGACGCACCATGACTGAGCTAGACATCCGATTGACGAGCCACGAGGCGGTTTGTGCTGAGAGGTATGCACAGATCAATGCAAGGCTCAAGCGGCTGGAAGGTGTGATTATGAAGACCACGGGTGTCTTGATCGTCTCCATGTCTGCCATCGTCTACGCATCTCTGACGCTGGGCAGATGAAGTGGACTTCTTCGACGTCCTCGCAAAAGCATGGCCCATCCTGCTGGCGCTGATCACCTTGATCATTGTCTTGGCAAAGTTGGACCTGCGGGTAGCTGTTCTGGAGGACAAGATCAAAACGCTGTTTGAGATGTGGAACAGGCGGGATAAATGATTGATCCGCTAACCGCATTTGCTGTAGCCCAAGGAGCTATCAAAGGGATACAAGCTGCCATCAAGATGGGCAAGGACATCAATGGCATCAGCGGTGACCTGATGAAGTTCTTCGAGGCGAAGGACGTTATCGCCAAGGAGTCAGTCAAGAAAAAGCCAAAGGGCTTTGGCAAGAGCGATACGGCAGTTGCGTTTGAGACGGTGATGCAACTCAAGCAGCTCCAAGACGCAGAAAACGAGCTGAAGCAGATGCTGATATGGTCAGGCAACGATGACGTGTGGAATGCCTTGATGTTGGAGCGCAACCGCATAGTAGCCGAGCGCAAGAAGGCAGAAGCAGAGAAGGCTCAAGCCAAGGCACTGAGGGCTAAAGAGATAAACGACATCCTGACCTTTGGTCTGTGGGCTGCATTGGTGGCTGTAGTGATTGGTTTAACTGCCTGGTTCACCTGGCAACTTGTGGGGGACACATGAAGGCAAAGCTGACATTCTTTGTCACCTTGATGGTCAGCTTGACGCTATGCATTGTCGTGATGGCAATGGTCGCGGTGATGCTGATGGGATTGTTTGATGAGAAGGTCGACAACAACAAGATTTTTGAATTGGTATCCCCGGCGTTCCAGACCATCATTGGTGGATTCATTGGCCTATTGGCTGGCGTCAAACTATCTCACGATGAGGAGGAGAAATAATGGACTGGCTTAAACAGATTGCACCAACGATTGCCACTGCACTTGGTGGACCATTGGCAGGCATGGCGGTAAGCGCCATCTCCAAGGCCATTGGGGTTGACCCCGAGAAGGTGGGAGACATGATCAGCAGCAACAAGCTGACGGCAGACCAGATTGCAATGGTGAAGATTGCTGAGATTGAGTTGCAGAAGCAAGCGCAGGAGCTTGGCCTCAACTTTGAGAAGCTGGAGGTGGAGGACAGGAAATCCGCAAGGGATATGCAGTCAGCCACTAGGTCCATGATGCCGCCAATACTGGCTGGTGCCGTGACCTTGGGATTCTTCTCCATCATGGTGATGATGTTCTTCAACCAGATTGATTCCAACAACCCCGCCATCCTAATGATGCTGGGGTCACTCGGTACAGCCTGGACGGGCATCATTGCTTACTACTTTGGATCCAGTGCCGGGAGCCAGGCCAAGACAGATTTGCTGAGTAAAAAATGACGCCTCACTTTAGCCTTGCAGAACTAACGCACACTGACCACCGCAGCCTGGACAACACGCCTAACGCACAGGAGCTGCTCAACCTTAAGAAGCTGGCTGAGTTTCTGGAGAAGGTCAAGACAGCACTTGGCGGCAAGCCTGTGATGATCAACTCAGCCTTCCGCAGCAAGGCTGTGAATGATGCCGTAGGCAGCAAGGACACCTCGCAGCATAGGCAAGGCTTGGCCTGTGACTTTAGGGTGCCTGGGATGACGCCAGACGCTGTGGTGAGGGCGCTGATTTCGGCTAAACTTCCCTTTGACCAAATCATCCGTGAATACGATTCTTGGACTCACATCAGCATCGCTGAAAAGCCAAGGGGTCAGGCTCTAATTATCGACAAGCAAGGTACTAGACAGTTTGTCTGAAAGATCAATATGCTGATGCCACTCAAGATACCAGCAGGCGTTTACAGGAACGGCACTGAATACCAATCAATGGGTCGGTGGTTCGGCGCTAACTTGGTTCGGTGGTTTGAGAACACTCTCAGGCCAGTTGGAGGCTGGCGCAAGAGGGCTAATGGACAGATGTCAGGCACCTGCCGTGGCATTATCAATTGGCGGGACAACAGCTCAACCCGGTGGATTGTTGCTGGCACCAACACCAAACTGTATGTGATGAACCAGGCTGGGACGCTGAAGGAAATCACACCAACAATATTCACGCCTGGTGCAGCAGATGCATCATTGCTAGTTGGCTATGGCTACGGAAACTATGGTGCATTTGCCTATGGCGTAGCTAGGCCAGACACTGGCGCGATCATCAACGCTGCAACCTGGTCAATGGACACTTGGGGTGAGTATTGGGTCGGATGCTGCAACAGCGATGGTCAATTGCTGGAGTGGCAGCTAGGATTCACAACGCCAACGAAGGCAGTGGCAATTGTCAATGCACCCACCAGTTGCGCGGCGGTGATGACCACCTCTGAGCGTTTCATGTTCGCCTTGGGTGCCAGCGGTAATCCTCGGCTTGTGGCTTGGTGTGATCAGGAGGACAACACCACCTGGTCACCAGCCGCCAATAACCAAGCAGGCAGCTTTGAGCTGACAACTGTCGGCTCCATCTTGGCGGGTAAGAGGGTGCGAGGCGTCAACCTGATATTCACTGACGTTGATGTCCACACCAGCAGCTACATTGGTCAGCCGTTCGTCTTCTCATTTGAGAAGGCTGGCTCTGGTTGCGGCTTGATTGGACCCCAGGCTGTAGCGGCTATTGATACAGCAGCCATCTGGATGTCACGTTCAGGTTTCTGGATTTACGACGGTTACGTCAAGCCACTACCTTCTGACGTTGGCGACTATGTGTTCAGCAATATCAACTTGGAGCAGGCCAGCAAGGTCTACGCTGTACACAACAGCAAGTTTGGGGAAATCTGGTGGTTCTACACCAGCAGCGCCAGCATTGAAAATGACTCCTACGTCATCTATAACTACCGTGAAAACCACTGGTCAATAGGCACCTTGGCGCGTTTGGCTGGGGTTGACAAGGGCGTCTTCAATAACCCGTTGATGGTCAGTGCTGACGGTTACATCTACGAGCATGAGGTGGGCTTTGCCTACGACTCACAGACAATTTACGCTGAGTCAGGTCCGGTGGAGATTGGCAATGGTGAGCAGATCATGCAGGTTCGCAAGGTGATACCGGACGAATCCAACCTTGGGGATGTCAACATCAGCTTCAGCAGCCGTTTCTATCCAACCGACACTGAGACAACCTACGGTCCATTTACCAGCGCCAACCCAACCGACGCACGGTTCAGTGGACGCCAGGTCAAGATGAAGGTAACAGCCGATACTTTGAGTGATTGGCGGGTTGGGGTGATGCGCCTAGATGCGGTACCAGCCGGGAAACGCTGATGTCTCTCAACGTACCGCACCCACCTCAAGTCTATACGCCAGTGATGGAGGCGCAGCGTAACTTCCTGCTGGAGAACGCTGACCGACTGAACAGGAAGACTAACGCT